TGCTCGAGGCTCCGGGCTTCTTCAGATCCGTCGTGCAATCGGTCAAGGGCTGGTTCAAGCGGATTATCAAGTGAGTGTGCAACTCAACATGGCCGGCCTCGAGAACTTGACGGCCAAGCTGCGCACGATCAAGGACATCGACGCAACCCCGCTCATGCTGTCGTGGATGAAGATAGGCGAAGAGGACAACCGCCGCGGAATTCTCGCCGGACTCGATAAAGATGGTATTCCGATGGTGCCGGTCAAGTATCGGCCGATCGCTCCGGGGCCTTACCGTGTCAACGTGATCGTTAAGGGAAAGGGCGTCAAACAGCTCAATGCCGAGATGAAGCGGTTCCGGCTTGGTCAGAAGGCTAGCTTGCGGGCCGGCGCATTTGCTGGACGTTCGGGTATCGGGCCAGGCTGGGTGGGACGCAATAACAACTTGACGACGGCTGAATATCAGGTTCTTGGAGGCCCTCCGCTCGCTCCGCGCGATCAATTCAGCCGAGTGATCACGAACTACAAGGCCGATTACGCGAGGCTTCCTTCCGGTAACTGGGCGACAACGTTCTTTTGGGATGAAGTGGTCAGCCCGAAGGGCGTCGATTTCCTCAAATATCACTTTGATGGCGCCGGTCGACTGCCACGACGTGATTTGCGTGGAATCCGCCCAGAGGGGCGGCAAGAGGCTTTGCGGGCCTTGCAGAACTGGGCCAGGCTCGCTATCCGGGAGCACTTCGGCCGCTACTGATGCCGCTCAAGTCAGCACCACGCTTGCAAATACCCGATTGCGTGGAAACGGGCTCATTTCGCGCTATCGAATCGGTGCTGAAGAATGATCGGGTCTTGGGTCCGCTCTTGCGGCACTTCTCAGCGCTCCGCGATGAAGATGCGGATTTCGTTCCGCCAGCTTACGCGCTCTGTCCCTATCTCAGCCTATCGGTCTCGCCGATCACATCGGACTGGATAACCGAGGGCCAGCATGCCGGCGGCTTCTCGGTCAATTTCCTGATGGCCGTCCAGGGAACGAATATTGACAACCTGTTCAATTTCTGGGGCGTGATTCGCCGGGCGATCTTTCCGCTCGATATCGCTGAAGCCGAGAAAGTCCGGGCCAAGATCCGCGGGCCGCATCCCGACGTCGAAGCGCCGACGCGGGCTCGAATCCGGCAGATGGTCGATTACGCGCCCAACAATAACGGCGAATTGAACCAGCATTTCTACGTGGGTCGCGGAATCATTGATTTTCCTATGTTGATACGCAGTTGAGGAGATAAAACATGGCATGGGCTGGGATGACCTGGATTGAGTTCATCCAGGAAACGACATATGGCGTTTTCAACGCCGGCGGAACGACTTTCTACCCTCGGCTTTATCAGGGCAATTCGTTCACGCCTCGGCGCACCGTGATGCGCCAGATCATCCGTTCGGCCGATGCCGGCAACCGCCGAATTCAAGTGGTCGCCAATCGCCAGCAGATCACGGGCACGCTCAAAACGCTGTTCTACCCTACTCAGGCTGCGGTCGTCTGGAACATGGCGACGCAGCTCACATCGAACGTGCTCAATTCCTACTCGGCTCTGTACTGGGATAGCGTACAAGCCTGGAAGTTACTGGGCGGGCGATGTTCGGCCTTGCGGCTCTCATCGAATGCAAACCAGGACTATGTGTCGCTCGAGCTGGACTGGATTTTCCAGTCACGCGATGACAGTTTCACGACATTCGCGCAACCGGCGGAATCGGTCTATCCCAGTGAGAATCCGTACTGCCACGTGGATACGAAAACGCATATCACGCTGGCGGCTGCGGCGGTCACGAAGTACAAGCAAATCGATATCGCACTGACCAATATTCTTCAGCCGACGTGGGATGAGGATAAGATCATTTCGGATGCGCTTTACTGCGGGCGCGATTTCAATTTCTCGCTGATCCCACAATACACCTCGGCCGTTTACCGCCAGGATTACGAGCAGCAAACGCCGCTGGCCTGGTCAATCGGCTGGTCGATTCCTACGCCGCATTCGGTGACGATCGATGGCAAGGCGAGCGGTTACATCGATTCCATTGCCGATGATCTGCCGCTGGACGGGCCAGGGTATTGTACTTTGGCAAACCAGTTATTTTTCGACCGCACAGCCACGACAGATTTTGCGGTGACGGTGGTGTAATGGCACTCACTGACGAACAATTCCGGCTGATTCTCGATCTCTCGCAGAGCTCCAAGAACGTCGATGAGCTCACGCAGAAGATCGCACAGCTTGGAGTGACCACGGAACGCGCCGCCAAGCTGGCCGAGCAAGCATGGAATAGCGAGCAGGCAGCCGCACAGCGAGCAGCGGCGGCAACGGCCGAAGCATCGCAGGAAGTCCAGCAGATGGCCACAAGGCTAGGAACCAGTGGCGATTTTGGTCGGGCGTTGTTGCAAGGTTCTTATGCGGTTCAGGATTTCACGTCGCAGCTCGGAACGCGCGGCCTGGCCGGTGCGATTGGAGCGATTCAGAACAACATCCCGTTATTGCTTACGAATCTCGGGCTCAGTGGCGGATTGGCTGGTGTTATCTCAATAGTGTCGATCGGCCTCGCAGCGCTCATCCCGCAATTTCAGAAAGCATTTGGTGGAGAAACACAAGAAGAAATCGAGAAAACGAAGAAGAAGCTCGAAGAATTCGATGTGCAAGTCAAGAAGCTCGATGAATCCCTGAAAAAACTCAAGGAAGCGCCAGCAGAGGCAGAGAAAGAAGAAGCAGCAAACGTCAAAGCAATTCTCGAGGCAAGGCCGACAGCGGCGCGATTACAGGCCGAACTGGAGCGGCAAGCATACAAGGAAGATATCGCCAAGTTCATGCCGCCCGAAAAGATCGCAGAGTTCCAGAAGATAATCGCTGCGCCAGGAGGAATGTTTCCCGGTGGTCCGGAATACGCTGCGGCATTGCAACGCGCGCGCGATGCTCGCAAAGGAATGGCTGATCTCGAGCAACAAGCGCGGCGGGCAGTCGCGGCTCAAACGCTGGAACAAGCCCAGATCGCTGGGCCGGCCGGTGCAGCAGCACGACGACGACTCATGGGAGTAGCGCCAGAGGACATTCGACGCGAATTAGAATCGGCCACGGTAGAAGGTCAGCGCAAATCCGACGAAGCCGACGAAGCATTTAACGAGCAAATAGCCCAGCGTCGAAACGCAGTTCAGCGGCGGAATAAGTGGAATAAGGATGCAGAGGATCTCACGGAGCGAGGCCGCGAAAACGAGCGCATCATGCGAGCAGGACAGGAGAAAGAAGCTGATCGAGAACAACGAGATCGAGAACGAGAAGAAAGGCAAGCGGCGCAGCAAGCAAGGCGCGTCGCCATGTTCAATCTCCAGAAAGAATCGCAGCAATTGGAACGTGGTTACCAGAACGAGTTATATCAGGCCAACTTTATGGATAACGTGGCGGACCGAATTCGTGAAATCAACTGGCGGCATATGGTATTGAAGCGCCAGCTTGAAGATAAGGGTATGGCGTTGCGAGAAGAGGCAGTCGGAGCGCCTGGCAACTAACTTGTGGTCACATCGATACTAAAGATCTCCGGTTCGACGGTGAACCGGCCAGCATCACATATCATCTTGAATCGCTGGGTGTCACGGATTGACGGGCCGAGCGAGCTTGAGTTCACCGAAATCCTGGCAGGTACGGCGACGACGCCGGGTAGTTTCGCTCCGGAAGCGGCGGTGCTGCTGACGATTGGCGGCGTGGATTCCTTCCGGGGGAATATCTACTCGCGCAGTCAAGCCAATTGGTGCCGGGGTGTGATCAACATCGGTTATCGGTGTCTGTCGCAACAGTACGCCGCTTATCAGATCCCGGTCACGGCCAGCGATGGTACGTGGACTATGGTTTTCAATTTGCCAGCGGTCAACCCGAACTATCAGGTTAATTTCGCGGGCAAGTCCGTCGGTGACATTCTGACGATCGTATTTGCCCAGCATTCAACGCAACTCGGGGCGCTGGGCATTTCCACGGATGCGACGACGACGACGCAGTTAGCGGCCTTGACGGCCGTTCCGCCCGATCCGGTGTACTTCGGCGGCAATCGGCTCTGGAGTCAGGTAGACGCTCTGATCATGCAATGGTACGGCTCGCGGATGTGCAGCTATATCGACCCCACGGGCAAGATTCGGATTATCGATACGCTGGCGCTGACCACACAGACGGTGACTCTCGGAACGGATTACGCTGAGCTCGATTCACTGGTCGAGGACACAACCGAGAATTTCACATCAGTTCTGATCCGGGGTCGGTCGGATGTCGAACCGGCTTACTTGAGTCTAGGTGAAGGGACACTGATCGACCCTCACAACGCCGCGGGTGACAACGCCGAAGCGACGTGGACGCTATCTGATTTTCTGTATCCGAAGGGCAGCTATTCGACTGGTGCGGTCACGGCGCAGACATCAACAACGGTCACGATTCAGAGTGATAATGCATTGCAGACAATCGCGACCAACGCGCTTTCAGGCGCCCAAGCTCAGATTGATGTGATCAACCCACTATCAACGACAATCACAGGCTTTGAACATCGAAGGGTGACGGCGAACACGGCGATGTCAGCCGGTGGAACGTGTGTCGTTACGGTTGACAGGCCACTGGCGAGCACAGGTTATACCCGTTACAACGTTCGCGGCCAGAACACGAACGCGAGTGAAGCCTATCGGCGGCTGAACATCAAAAATACGTATGTCGCTCAGCATCTTCAGCCGCAATTCAACTTTTTTGTACCGTGGTCGCCAAGCCAGGGCGGTATGACGCTGGTTAATTTCCCGGTGGGCGTGATTTGTGGCACGACGGCGGGGGTCAAATGGCAAGTTCCGGCGCAGTTTGAAGTGATTCCGTATGATGGCACGACGAACGGTTATCTCCGGTTCTATGAGCCTTGGGTGCGTGCGTTCAATTCGGATGCGACTTTGAATACTGGCGGTGGGGCGGTCCAGCAAGCGACCGATATCATGGTTCTTGTTCCCTATAGCCGCGGCACGATGACGGCCGTCTATCCCTCGAGCGGTTATGCGGGGACGGCTTACACGCGGTTCAACGTTCAGCGGCAACTCGTCCGTGAATACGATTCCTGGTGGGACCAGGGCTCCACGACGGCGATGACGACGCTCGCCGAAGAGATTCACAAGACGGTTGCTAATGCGGTACAGGAAGGGCAGCTTACGATTCGCGATCAGTATCTACCCGCGCTCACGCCGGGCGCACCGATCGCCTTGAACATCGCCAATTTCGTCGGTACGACCGGATTCGAGACGATGGCGGCTCCCGTCAGGACCGTTGTCCTGGAATGGATGCAGGGTACCGGAGCGGCCTGGAATACGAAACTGAGTTTTAGCACCAGGCGGCAGCAATATAGCGGTGATCGACTGTACGTGCATCCGGCCTATGGTATGCCGACTGGGCCTCGATTGGGTGGCAATCTCGTGACTGGAATCGGTGCAGTCGGCGCTTTCTGGCAAGGAATGGGCGGCGAAATGGGGGTGGCTGGCGATATCGGCAAAACGAATCTCAAAATGCTGGGTGCATTTTACGATCCGAAAGGCCAGATGGGTGGAGGAACCTGGGATCCACAGAAACAGGATATTCTCGCGCAATCCTTTGCCAATGAGAATATGGCGATCTCGCCGGTGTTCGCGCCACAGATGGGCGCGCGCGAAATGGCGAAATTGGGCACCATGATGCAAGCTGAGGCAACAGCGACAGAACGTATTGGAGTCAATGTACCAGTAGCGCGAATGACGCCCCTGGTGCAGACAGCGACGGGTCAAACTGCCGAAGAAGCATCAAGAAACAGAACGAGAACTGAGTTACCGCTTACTCCATTCGCACCGGCGGGACCGGCGGCGCCAGCGCCAGCGGAAGCAGTACGCACTGAGCGGCCATTGCCTTTAGATCCATTTGGACCACCGGGTCCAGCCGAGCCCGAACCAGTGCGAACCGAGCGACCATTGCCTTTGAATCCGTTTGCACCAGAATGACCAATCTCGAGTTCCGGACGCTTCGCCTCGAAAATGATCTCACAGCGATCAAGCGCCAGCTCGCGGACCTTTACCAGCAAGTCGGCAAGATCGCGCAAAATCAGTGGGTGCCGGGGATGGGCGGGGGCGGAGGTGGCGGCGGGGCCGGGGCCTTCAAGTTCGTGTCGGCTAGTGGCATTGCAGCCGGTGGTAGTGCGACCGAAACGATTCAACAAATGTCGGGCGGTTCGTGGTCATCGATTGGGACCGCGACGGTGCGGAATCCGATGCCATCGGATGCGATTCTCGCCGGGCATACGTGTCCGTGCGTGCCGGATGGCTCCGGCGGCTATGTCGCCGTTTCACAGAGCTGTACGTAATGGCGACGCTCAGCCGATGGGATATCGGGGCGTGCAATTGCGTGAGTTGCATGGCGTGCTTCCCGTGCAATATGCCGGCGCATGATCTGCGGGCGGATTGGACGAATCCAACTCTGGGCGGCGGCAATACCACGCTGTTCTGGAATGGCGCTTATTTGTGGCAATCTAATTGTATCAAAATTGGTACATTCTGGTACATGTTCCAAGCGCAATGCGATGCGTCTCTTCCAGATATTCCGTTCTTGGTGTTTCAGGGCAATTCTTGTGCATCGTTTCCTAACGTTTGCACGTATCCACCGGGATATTATCCCGGAAGTGGTAGTTTGACTCGGGCAATCCCGTTTCAATGTGCGACGGGTGGCGCTGGTCTGAATATGGCGTTTCAGATTCCAGTCGGAGCATGCGCACCTCTCACTAGTCAAGGATTCACTCAATTCAACCTCGCTGACTCAGCTTCACAGCGATGCGCATGCGGCCCGATGAGCCCATGCACATTACCGCAAACAAATCTGCATTTGAACTACAATAGAGGGGGAACTATCGGAACGGCGAACTTTAATATTGATACGACACTTTGCTTTTGGTCCGCTCTTGTGCCTCCTGGGGTTGCGTGCGTACCGCCAGGAGATGGAACCAGCTTTACTTTCACGTTCAATGCGAAAGGCAATGTGACTGAAGCGATTTTGAAATATTGGACCAGTCCGACATGTACCGGGGCGCCATTTGGAACATATACGTGGCGAAGTGATGGCTCGGGTCCGATGAATCTTACGTTATCAAGCTATACATGTTCGCCATTATCGATAACTTTTTCGGGCGGAGTAGCTCTTACCGTGACAATCGTCCCATGACTTACGAGGAGGCTACGGAGCGATTGCGCGGTCATCCGATGTGGTGGTGGTACGAATACCATGGGCGCACCGATCCGGTGGTCCAGCAGCTCGCGATCGAGGAAGCGGCGACGTTTCAGGGTAGCGCAAAAACAACCGCCGAGCAGGCACCTAGCATCGTGCCATGCTGCGGCGGTGTACCTCTGCCGGGAGACGCGGGAGAGGGTTAGTTGCGTAATCGTCGCACGGTGAAACCGTGCTTTCTGAGCGCCTTTACAACGATTTGTTCAGCTGCGGCCAAGCCTTCGTTGTAGCCTTGGTTGATGTCGTCCTGTTTAGTATCAGTTCGGAACCAATAGACTGTTGCTCCTTCAATCCCATTCAAAATATCTTGAATGAGATTGCAGGCTTCGTCTGTGGCCCATTCGGGCAGCTTTGCCTTTGATTTTGCCATCGGTCAGGGAATCATGCTCCTCAACATGGCCTCATATTCGAGCACGGCCGGCGATTTCTGCACTGGGGCGCACGCATAGTGTCCTTGAGCCCCGCAATTCGAGCAAATGACAATACCCGCGGCTCGCTGGATAGCTACAGCGTTTTCGCGTAGCACTTGGTTACGCTGGGCCTGAACGGCGTTGGATTGCATTTGCACTTGGTTGGCGACGGCGCCATTGATGGCTTGCTGGACGTTGGCCATGTGGGCCTGATTCTCCATGATGCGACGGCGCATGGCCTCGGCGGCCACTTGATCCTCTAGGGCCGCTTGTACGAGCTTTGCCTTGCGGACGGCGACAGCGCTATCACGGCGGTACTGGCGGGCTCTACGGGCTTGCACAGTGGCTTGGATCGGGTCAAGGTGGCCTCGCGGCGTGTCTTTGCCGAATTGGCCGACGACGGCAGCGGTCAGGATCAAAGAGGCAATCACGGGTTCTTTTCCTTTCGTTGGTGGGGGTCAGGATTCCGGCGACGATGCCGGGGTTTCTCTTCCGGGCGTGTTGATCGATTCGTCGATTCCCAGCTTGTGCGAAAGCATCGCCCATGATGGGCCGAGCGTTGCACGGTCTCGCCGTATAGGATGGGCATTGATAGTCCTTCCGTAATCTGGTTGGGGGGATATCAGCAGGGCCGTTCGGATGTCAGTCCGGGCGGCCCGTTTTTGTTTTTACTGACTGCGCAAGAGCCTCTCGAGCAGGTCATGCGCCGCCTGCCACTCGGCGTCGAACCGTTCGTAGTCCGCGATGATCTCATTGCGAGTCTTGCCTGACTGGCCGTACTGCGAGTTCATCTGCTCGGGACTGCAATTTCGGAACGCTGCACGCGCCCGATGCAGGTAGTCGCCTCGAGCATTCCGAACATATCTGCGTAGGGTTTCGGATGGCTTCATTTTTCTCCTCGTGTCGAAAAATCTCAAATTTCAATTGACGTATCAGCGCTACCTGCATGGGGCTTGAGGTTTTGGCTTGTTTTGTAGAGGTTTCTTGGCTCAACTACGAGCCGTTGTCACTGAATTAGGCACAGTATCGGCTTTAGGCCATGCCTCGGCCATCTTTTGGCCAAGTCGGCCCAAAACCAAATCGGCATCCTCGGCAATCGCTGAACTTTCATCATCGTCAACGTCATTCAGGTCTGCGACGCCTCGATTGCCTGCGTCTAGCAGAGCTTCGGCTTCCCGTTGCGTTAGAACCAATTTGATCGTCTTCAGCGCCATTCCCCTCACTCCTGCCCACGCGGGGCGGTTAATCTCTTGGCAACCTTTTCGCCTGCCGATTGTGCTCGGGTTACCGTTGAGTATCTTTCCTCACCTCGTTCGATTGTTTGCTCCAGTTCGCTATCGACAATTCGCCAGCGATACACGCCGCGCTGGCCCGCGTTATCGACTCGCACTTGATACCGCATTCCCCTCACTCCTGCCCCGCGAAAGGGGCTGTCAGGCGGTCAGTCTTCCACGCCACAAATCGCATCGATCACCATCAGCTTGAGCCCCAGGCTCCCGAGCACCAGGGCCACCGTTGCGAGCGTCATCATTTGCGAGCTCCTGTTTGCGGCTGTCATTCACTCAACACTTATAGTATATCCCACGGATATTCGACTGTCAAGCGTTCTT